GCGATTGGGTTATTGAAAACCGGCGCACCCAAAGTATTGGGAACGGTTAAACATACTGATGCTGTTACGCAGTTACAGACCCTTAACCCGGCATTGACACAGGTACAGGCAGTTAGCCAAGTTGACAGGGCTGTCGGTAGCCTTCCTAACGTGGGGGCCTTAACTCAACTTACTTGCCCCCCAGGGGTATAAACCTTTAACCCGCCTGCACCCTACGGCGGTATGTGAGGGGGATAATACTGTGGAAGCTCAATTTGTGCCGTGGAACTGGTTAGTGCCGATTCTGGTATCTTGTTTGATTCTAATTATTAGCTATATCATTCAGGGCATGAGAACTGATATAGCTTGTTTACAAAAGGAAAAATTAGACAAGGTGGAGTATATCAGAGAACACGCCTTGCTTCGAGCAGAGATTAAAACCATTGGTGATAAACTTGACGATCTCAAAGACCTCATTCTTAAACGGGGGTGTAATGATTAAGCGATTATCGGCTATCCTTGGGCTTATCTTGGCCTGTGCCGGGATTTTAGGGCTGGCCTATACCTTAGACAGCCATTGGGCCAAAGCCTCGGACGTGGCCCTTATAGCGCAACGCTTGGACGAAAAAATAGCCTCAGACCGGGCCGATAGGGTACAGGAAAAGATTTGGAAGATCAAGGATCGTTATGAAGGCAAGGCTATGCCAACTCTTGATCTTCAACTTTACCGTGATTTGACCAAGGAATTGACTGAAATCCAGAAGAGGAAGAAATGACCCGACCTTTTGCCAACCTAACAGACGATCAACTCCTTGCTCTCTGTATTTTCGCCGAGGCCCGGGGTGAACCCGAGGCTGGCCGGATAGCCGTGGGTTCTGTCGTTTTGAATCGGGTCGCCTATGGCCTTATTCACAAAACCTGGGCCATGTACTACGGATATTCAATCCAGACCGTGATCCTTGCTCCCCTGCAATTCTCATGGGTTAATGAAGGCCCTGATCCTAACCATCTGGGGGCCGTGGAGATAGCCAAAGACTTCCAAGAAGCCTTGACCGTGTCCTTTGAGGGTGATATGGCCCTATGGACTTGTTGTGAAATAGCCGAAAACCTCATTTCCGGGTCGATTGGAAAGAACACAGCGGCTATGTATTACCACGACATAAGCGTCAATCCACCTTGGGCTAAAGGGAAAACTCCGACCCTTACCATTGGAAAACTGATCTTTTATCTATAAAGGCAGGGCTGGATCTAACTGTCCAGGGTTCAGTCCGGGCTACGGCCCAGAAATGGATAGATAGGGTGGTCATTCAGCCGGTAATGGGTAGCGTGTGGCGCTTTGGGCGTTAGGCTGGTCATGCTGCCAACCATCTTTACAAGGGCCGGGGTGTCTCTCGACCGGGGGAGGGGTAAGAGACTCTCCCCTTTTTTTATTGCCGTTCACTTTTTTATTGACAAACCAGATTGACCGTGAAATAATACCTAAAATTAGACAAGGCGGGCTCGCCACCCTTCACCCCGGTTGACCATCGCTTCCGGGGGCCTTGTCGAAAAAAACCCTTACGGTGGAGGTATACCATGACAGAATCTAATAAGGCTCATTCGGAAACGGGTGGGCCTTTTTTATTGGTGAAAGACATATTGGTAAACGATATTGAATATCAAAAAGCAATGGCATATTTAACGAAGCGATGGGAGTTAAAATTAAAAAAATGGAGGACTTTTGATGCTAAAAGAAAAGTCTATTTTATGTATAATAAAGGACTTGTAAAAATTGGCTCATCTATTGATCCAGAAGATAGACTAAGAGAATTTAAAACAGCAGAACCAGATATAATTTTACTATTTTCCCGTCATGGGGGTTCCCCCTTAGAATCTATTTTACATAAAGAATTTAAGGAAGACAGAATAAAAGGGGAATGGTTTATTGATAGTGAACGTTTAAGAAATAGAATAATCGAATTAGGAGGATAAATGGAAACAAAGTCTCTAACGATTTTAAATAATGCAACTCGAATGTTGGCCGAGGTTAAAAGTATAGATGACGCCAAACAAGTTATGGATATAGCTGCCGCTGCTAAAGTTTATGCCAGAAAGCATGGACTTGGTAAAGAAGCCGTAGGTTATGCCCGTGAAATTGAAATAGGTGCAGAAATTAAGTTGGGAGAAATCCTGGCCCAAATGGATATGAATAAAGGGATGGCTGGCAGTATTGTCTCCGGTGCTATAAGGGAACCAGTGAAAGATACAACCCCAACATTAAAAGAAATAGGCATTACTAAAAAAGAATCCTCTGAGGCTCAGGCGCTTGCTTCTCTTTCCGATGAAGTAAAAATAAAGGTGCAAAAGGGACAAAAAACCAAAAAATCTGCTATGGTAGAAGTAAAGACTAAAAAAAGAAACGATAGACTGGCAGAGCGTGAGCAAAAATCAATGGCCGAAAAGTCCTCGAAGAGTAAGTTTGAATTATTTAATTCTTCAGTAGAAAGTCTTGACCTTCCTGAAAATTCTATTGATGTAATTATTTGCGATCCTCCCTATGGGAAAGAATATCTATCGGTATATAAAAGTCTTTCCTTGTTGGCCTCAAAAGTATTAAAAACCGGGGGCCCCTGTTTGGTAATGACCGGACAATCTCATCTGGAAGAGGTTTTAAGAAACTTATCAATGAACCTTACCTATCAATGGACACTTGCCTATTTAACTCCCGGTTCATCGGTTCAAGTGTTTGGAAGAAAAATAAAATCAAACTGGAAACCAATTATATTTCTCACTAATGGTAAAAACGACTGGGAACACGTTGACGATGTTGTCCGAAGTGATAGCGAAGATAAAAGATTCCATGAATGGGGCCAGTCCATTTCGGGTATGATCTCAATCATTGAAAGATTCACAGTAAAAAATCAAATCGTGTTAGACCCATTTTGCGGTGGAGGTTCAACGGGTGTGGCCTGTCTCCTAACAGATAGATTATTTGTTGGCTCCGATGTTTCAAACGAGGAAATAGAAAAGACAAAGAAAAGGCTTGTTTCTTTATGAGTTTAAAAGAAAGATATGGAACAAGGGACTTAACTTATAGCTCCTGGCATAGAACCTTACCCAATCATGTTACCTATATTGATGTTGATTGTTGTGAATACTGCAATTTTTGTAAATCTCCCTTAGCCTTAATAGAAACGGCGATAGATGTCGGCCAGCAATTTAAAGCAACAACCATTATGAAAAAATTGGCAGAGAAAATGAACATTGAAGCCTATGTCGTTTTATATAAATTAGACCAAGAAAAGAAGATACTGTTTTTCAATGTTAAACAGATACATCCTAAGTACAGTAATTTTATAAAGATGGATATTTTATCTTGGAGTAAAAAACTGATTAGCTTGCACGATAATTGTCCATGTAAAGAAAGTTAAAATCCTATGAAAATAATAGCAAATAGCCAAAAAAACGAGTTTGGATGCACTTTTCTGCCAAAAACAGTCCCATATCCGGTTTGACCTATGAAAAGACAGGTGGTAAGGTAGGAGCCATGAAATCAAAGCCATTCAAAAAGGGGGATCGAGTCTGGTATTATGGTTGTCCTGGCCGACTTATTGACCTCCCTACCGATGATTTCGGGGAATTTAAGATTTGGATACGGGAATTGTACTCAGATAAGCCCAGGATCGTCTATTGTGCCGATTATGAGATAACCCATAGGGTAAAGGCCCGGAAGCCAGCACGTGGCTAACCAGGAAGCCGAGCGGCCTATTAAAAGGAGGATTTAACATGAACCTATCAGCCCACGGCCTTGTTTTTCTATTTTTCCTAACCATCGCCCTGCTGTTCGGGCTGGCGTTTTGGTTGTAAGGAGGTCAAATGAAAGAATTACTAATTATGCGGGAAGGTAAAACCGATAGAGATCATCAATCTGGTTCTTGGGGGAATCGGTTTGAAAACCGAGCCAAGCGGGTGTCCTGGCAAAAGGGAGAATTAAAAAGTGGCTTTCCCAAGGAAACCTGTAACGGGAAAAGAAACCGGATTAATAGATAAGGAGGCACCATGAGCGAACCGGACGAATATGATGAGATTCTCAGACAGGAAACAATCACAATAGCGATGTATAAATTTATGAAACTCTGCCGACAGAAGGACAAGGAGATAGCCGAACTCAAGGAAACCATATCATTTTATAAACAGGCTAACGAGAAAAACATCAGCATCTTAATGGATGGGATGCCAAAGAAGGAGACCCCATGAACATCTTACGTTTGATCTTATGGATTTTTTTTGGTGGAGGCCTGATCCTCTTGACCGCCGTGAATATCGCTTGCCGATTGTCTAAGTGGAGGAATCGGCCCAACACCTATAAATTTAAAAGTGAAATATCAAACAAGACCTTTCGGAATTATCAAGGGTCAACCAATGGGTATGTAAAATGATAAGGGTTTTCCCTTCTAAAACAAAATGGACTCCAACTGATAACTTAGCCTTTATCGGTGATCCCCCACTATTTCGACCTCCCGACCTATGGCCGGTCTTAGTGTCTGTCTGTTTTACCTGGGACATAGAGGAAGGAAAAAGACTTAAATCTGCATGGTCTCAATATTATAAAAAAGTTTATTTGGGAGGACCAGCCCTTAACGATCCGGGAAATGAATTTATACCGGGAACCTTTTTAAAAGAAGGGGTAACTATTACAAGCCGGGGTTGTATTAGGGATTGCCCTTTTTGTTTCGTCCCGAGGAGAGAGGGAAAAATCAGGGAATATCCAATTAAAGATGGTTGGATATTACAAGACAATAATATCCTCGCTTGTTCAAAAGAACATCAAATTAAAGTCTTTGAAATGCTCCAACGACAGAAAAAAGCCATTGATTTTAATGGTGGCCTTGATCCTCGCCTTTTGACTGATTGGCATATTAAAGAATTTGAAAAGTTAAAAGTTCACCACTTTTGGTTTTCCTGTGATTTCCCCGGAGCTGAAAAATTCTTAAAAAAAACATCTGAATTAATGGCCGATTATCCTTATTGGAAAAAACGGAGTTATGTCTTGATCGGCTTCAATAGAGAAACAATTAAAGAAGCCGAAAGGCGATTGAATACTGTTTTTGAAATGGGATTTTTGCCCTTTGCTCAACTCTATAATGGAATCAATAAAACTAAATGGTCAAAAGAATGGGATGCACTTCAAAGAAAGTGGTGCAGACCGGCGGCGTATAGAAAGGAATCTAAAAAATGAAACTCGCAACCAACAAAGAAGAAGTACCGGAAACCGAACCTGTCAAGTTTCAACTTAAAGAGAAATCTAAAATTGAAACTTTTAAATGGGAGGATGAAAGGATGAATATAACACTTAAAAAGTTAGAGGAATTAAATGCCTGTCAAGAGGCCAGAAAGGCTTTCCCTAAAAAATGGGGGAAAGAAGTTGATAGCCTAACTCTTTTAAAATCTCTTCGAGACAGAAATAATTATATTTGGGCTAATTGGCTCATCGTGCGAATTATGACTCGGAAACAATATTTATCCTACGCTATCTTTTCTGCTGAACAAGTTTTAGATATTTACGAAAAAAAATATCCAAATGAAAAGCGGCCAAGATTAGCTATTGAAGCGGCCAAAAAAGTTTTAGAACAAAATACCAAGGAAAACAAAGATGCCGCCTATGCCTCCGCCTCTGCCGCCGATGCCGCCGCCTATGCCGCCTATGCCGCCGCCTATGCCGCCTATGCCGCCGCCTCTGCCGCCTATGCCTCCGCCTCTGCCGCCGCCTATGCCTCCGACTATGCCGCCGCCTATGCCTCCGCCTCTGCCGCCGCCTATGCCTCCGATGCCGCCGCCTCTGCCGCCTATGCCTCCGCCTCTGCCGCCGATGCCGCCGCCTATGCCGCCTATGCCGCCCGAAAAAAAATGCAACTTAAAATATTAAATTACGGAATTAGATTATTGGAGGTCAAGATATGAATATCGCACCAAATAAAAAGGGTGAAACTCAAGATGTCGAACCTGTCAAAATTCAACTTAAAGAGAAGTTTAAAATCGTTTGGGAAAAGGTAAGGCCATTTATCCCCGGCGTGGCCCTGATGCTGGCCTGCTGGCTTTTATTTCACATGGGATATTGGACAGCAACGGAACGGGAAAGGACCGGCCATGCCGCCTTTGTCCAGCAAGCCGTGGATTCTCAAGCCCTAAGTTGGGATGGGAAGAAATACCAAATCCAAGAGAAGCAGGCGTTTGAAAGGAAATAGCCATGACCTTAGACGAACAGATTATCAACGGTATCCTGTCAATCCGTAAAAGCGAAGCGGAGGCAATCCACACGAAGGAGATCAGGGAGAAGGTCGGGTTATCGGGGGGCAGGATCAGGACGGCGGCCCACGCCCTCAGAATGGCCGGGATACCTATTTGCTCCTCAAGGAGAGGTTATTGGATGGGGGTTACCCGGGAGGATCAGCACAGATCGAACTTGAACCTTTTACGACCTGCCCTTGAAATGCTCCGGGTCTATCGGCGGCAGGAAGGAATACCGGCGGCTGAACTGGCCGGACAATTAAGAATGGAATTGGAGGGATGATTTATGGTAACAGTCAGATTTCCGAACGGGCAAACGGTTCAATATAATAATGCAAATTTTCTTGAAAGATATGATCGTTATACACTTTTAAGAACTAAACAAGATGGGGCTTTAGTGGCCCAGGCTTTCCAACCTTGCATTATCGAATTTCAATCTCCCTGCCGTGTCTATAATGCCCTTACAAACGAACCAGATGAAAAGATTTTAAAGGAATTGAAATCAATCAATCGCAGGCTAAAGAAATTGGAGGGATGATGTATTTCGTTATGAAAGATCCCAACGAGAATCAAAGATTTCTCGTCCACGATAATAAAGAGATGGCCCAAGATGAATTAATAGATTTAAAAAGGCGATATCCCAAAAAAGAATTTGTACTTTTTGAAGCCACAGAAACCGCCGAAATCAGAGAAGGCGTTGTTTTTGTAAAAGACATGGAGGACTAATGGACGGACTAAAATTGCACCAAGGAAACGGCCAAATCGAAACGGCCAGCGTTACCGACAAGAGGGAACGGGAGGAATCAAAGGAGTACAACCTATTTGCCAATCCTGATTATCTCATGGGTCTGGCCGCCGATAGGGTGAGGGATGAGATTGATAGGATATTGGAAGAAAAGGGGGACGAATGAAAAGCAAAAAAATAGAAATTTTAGAAATGATCGTAAAAGACATGGAAGATGATGCAAAAAACTTCGATGGAAGACCATTTAACGGAAAAATAGTTGCCGAGTATTTTGGTAATCAAGGAGCAGCAATAGTAGCATTGGCAAAAATTTTAAAATCAATTTTGACGGATGATTCCACAAAGATAGCCGAGAAACCTTAATAGCATAAACGAGGCCCTTGATCTGGTCGAACTATGAAGCGTCAATCCCGTTTTTACATTATCGAACAGCTTAAACTACTTGCCTATGGCTATACCCTGGAAGAGTTTTTACGGCTGGTCATGGAAGCGGTGAATAAACCAAAAAAGGAGGAAGGACATGGAGAATCAGGAAACGTATCAGGTTGAAAAAACCACAGGAGAAATTTTCGGGGATGATCGGCTGATAGCCATAGCCGAACAAGCCGAGAAACGAATTGATGCAGTTATTAAAATTAAAAAGGTGGCCTTGAAAGTCACCAATGTCAACGATTGGGTGGACCAGGCCGGGAAACCCTATCTTATGGCTTCCGGGGCTGAAAAGATTGCCAACCTTTTTAATATCTCCTGGCAGATTAATGAGCCAACAATGGATCAGGAGGAAGATGGAACGATAACCTATACCTATCAGGGCCGCTTTTCTTTGGGTGGCCGGTCTATTGATGTTGAGGGATCACGGTCAAGCCGGGATGAATTTTTCAAGAAATACATTTGGAAGGACGGGAATAAGGTAGGGGAAAAACCCCTTGACCGCCGTGACCTGAAAATGGCCGCCTTAACCAACCTTCTCGGTAATGGGATCACTCGGATCTTAGGGATACGAAACCTTACCTATCAAGACCTTTTTGAGTTTGCTGAGATTGCCCAGGGAGATGTTAAGGGTGTCGAGTACAAGGAAAAGGGTAAATCCAAGCCCCCCATAACCCAACCGACCAGGGCCAGCGAGAAGAAAACGGAAACCGGAAAAGAAAGTAATGTTGAAACAAGCCTAAGAGTGGCACTAAAAGAATTAGAAGAAATCACTGGCCTTTTTGAACCTGACCTTCTCATAAAATATTCGTTCTTTATTGATAAGGACAAGAAGGAACATTCAGTTGATAAATTGGATGACCTTCTTAAAAGTGAAAAATGGGCCGGGTCCACTTTGGCGAGAATAAGGGCGGCTATTCAAGAATTTAAAAATGAACCGGGAAGCCAACAAGGATAATGTTCGAGCGAATAGACTCTCACTTAGAATTTGACCGGGAGCTTCATCGTTTCAAGCTGGATGGCCGGCCAGTCCCGTCATTCACCCAATGTTTGAAAGCCGCCGGGTTGATTGATGATCGATTTTTCACGGACTATGCAAGAGATAGAGGGTCGTCTATCCATGAAGCAACCCGTTTCTATGATGAAAACGATTTGGATGCCGCCTATCTTGAAGGATGTCAAACAGGATACCTTGAGGCGTGGGATTTATTTAAAAGGGAAACAGGATTTAAAGCTAAAAAAATAGAAGTACCTGTTTATTCTATATCCCTCCAAATTGCCGGAATCCCTGACCGGGTAGGCCCGTTTGGTGGGGACGATTATCAATCGGTAGTTGAAATTAAGACCGGGGAACTTTACCCCGTTACCGGCATCCAGCTTTCTATGCAACAAGCCTGTATTGATCCACCGCCGAAACGTCGAATAGGAGTCCGTCTATTTGAAGATGGACACTATGAATGGAAAGAATTTAAAGATCGTAACGATTGGCAGATTGCTAAAGCTGCTATATCAATAACTCATTGGTTACGAGCAAAGACGAAAGGAGAATTATGAAAAGACTCTATCACACACGGAAGCAATGGGAATCTCGCCTGAATGACATTGGGATGCCAAGTAATGAGCATCCTTCGTGTGGGGGAAGAGTTCCCTGGTCATACCTTACTAAATATGGAACGTGGCTAAGAAAAAATGATCTCGCTTCCTTTGAGGCAGGATACCAAAAATGGATCAGACCTTGAAGATAAAATATTTGAACTTAACGAAACGATTGATAAATTACAGGAGGAATAATGACCCTATCATTAGCACCAGAACCAGATATCACCTTAGAGGAAAAGGCCCTGTCCATACCGGATCAGGTCAAAACTCTTTTTATCACAAATCCCGAATCCTATATTCTTATGGCCGAATTAAGGGAAAGGATTAAGGCCCTCAGAAAAGAAGTTGCCGACACTTTCGATAAACCCATAAACGACGCTTATCTGCACCATAAGGATCTGATCGCCAGAAAAGAAAAACACGACCTACCTTTAAGGACAGGAGAAATTGAAGCTAAAAGGCGGCTTGAAGCCTACGATGCCGAGCAAAAACGGATTGCCGATGCTGAGGCGGCTCGGTTAAGGGAAATCGAACGCAAGGCAGAGGAAGAAAGAATTATGCAGGAGGCCCTACAAGCCGAACAGGAAGGCGATCACGAAACGGCTGAGGCAATCATTCAAGAGGAAGTTTATGTCCCGCCCGTGACCGTAGTAAAGGCCACACCAAAGGTGTCGGGGGTCGTGTTCAGAACCTATTGGAAATGGCGGGTCAAAAAATTGGCTCTCATTCCCCGGCAGTATCTTATTCCAAATGAAGTTTTAATTAATAGTCTCGTAACTCATAATAAAAACAAGGAGCAGTCTGAGCAAATGATCCCAGGTATCGAGGTCTGGTCCGAGAGATCATAAATCCAAGGAGGGAAGGGATGGAAAAGTTTTGGTTAATTTGGAACGAGAGAGGCAATCCCCCACAACAAAAACATTTTAGCCAATTATTAGCAAGATCAGAAGCGGAAGGATTGGCAAGAAATAATCCGAGTCAAACCTTTCATGTTCTGGAATTGGTCGGATCATGCAGGGTTGTCGATATTCAATGGATCAATTATTACGAGGGGCAACCTAACACAGATAGTAGTGATTTACCATATTAAGGAGGTAACATGACTATTGATGAATTCATCGGGAGATGCTTAGACACCGAGAAATATCATTGGAAGCAAGAAAACGTACCCACAAAAAAGACTATTAAAAAATGGAAGAAGGAACTGGATGCGCTCGAACCGCAATACATGGAATCAATCCTATGGCTATTTGGGGAGGGAATTATTTGCAAGGGATGGCCTCATAACTTTCCGGGGCATATAAAGTTTCTACAATACATCTGCCTGAACGTTTGGGCTCACCTTCAGCCCATCCCCCTGACGGAGCCGATACAGGCAGAGAAAGGCGAGGGGCCTCAAATGGGTACCTATAAGAAGGCCACGGAGCCGAAAAGGTCATGGTGGGAGAGGCTTGTTGAAAAACATTTTACAATAGACCGACTTCCAGCTCATCGGATAAGGTAAGGAAACAATCATCGCCGGGTTTACCCGGTATGCCGGAATGGGGGTTCTCAACCGCTTATCGAAAGGGATTAAAGTGGGAACCTGGTTTTCTCACGCTCCCACACCGATTGGGAAGGAGAGAAATGGGTAAGAAAATAACCCTTATTTTACCGTTCAGACTCCCGACTTGGAATCAACTATTAGCCATGAACAGATGGGAAAGGGCAAAGGTACGCCATTGGATACACGAGCAAACATTACGGTGTTGTCGAGGACACGGAGAGAGGCCGACCCCGATGGAAGAAGTATTAAGGCTGTCGTTGACGGACTTGTCATTGCAGGAGTATTACAAGATGATTCAGCCAAATTCATCAAAAAAGTATCTCAGGAGCAAGAGCTTACAAAAGAGACTGAGGAAACAATAATTACCCTTGAGTGGGAATAACCAGCCGTGACCGGGGGAGAGTTGAGGAGAGATCTCAAAGTCCCAAAGAAATAGGTTGACATTGGGGAAAATAGGTGTATGGTGAAGATGTCGAATCGAGGATTCTGTTGTGAGATTATCAACCTTAAAAATTAATCAGGCTCGGTCGTTGACCGGGGAATTATCAGCCTCCAATTTTCGGGGTCCGAAGCGGTCTCATAGCCCCTCGGTTCGACAATCCCGGGAAAAGGAGGCTGTATAATTTTATGGGTAAGAACCCTGCATTTCAATTCTATCCTTCTGATTGGTCCCGAGACCTCGAAGAGCACCCCCTTGAAATTGAAGGAGCCTGGATAAGGATTTGCTGTAAATTATGGTGGGAAGAAAATCGAGGATCGGCTACCAAAACCTTGACGCAATGGTCCCGCGTACTGCGTGTCGGGGAGAAAAAAAGTTTTACAATTATAGGGTATTTGCTTAAACAAAAAATAGCAGACGTGCTTATCCAAAATGAAAGCATAACCATAACATCAAGAAGGATGATTAAAGACGAACATATAAGAAAAATAAGGGCTTCGGCTGGAAGTATGGGTGGAAACCCAGCCCTCAAAACACAATCAGAAAGTAGTGGTTTGGTTAAGCAAAGTTTGGTTAAGCAAAAACCAACCCCTTCTTCTTCTTCTTCTTCTTCTTCTTCAAAGAAAAAACCATATACGGTCGATTTTGAAACTTTTTATAAAGCATATCCAAAAAAGAAAGCCCCCGATTCAGCGTGGAAATCATGGAAAAAAAGGAATGGAGATAGACCGCCCATTGAGGTTATTCTTAGGGCAATAGAAATTCAGAAAGAGTCAAACCAATGGAAAAAAGACGGAGGCCAGTATATACCACACCCGGCAACTTGGTTAAATCAAGGCCGGTGGGATGATGAAGTCGAAATAGAGGTCTTAGACAAAATAGAACAGGAATATAAGGAGAAATATGGACACTTACCCGGACAACTGGCCTAAAGGATTACCAGAAACAATACCCGAAGTTCAATCCCAAAGAGATTGGCTTAAAGATCAACTCCTTGAAATGCAGGAGGACCAAGCCCTTTATTCACAACTCAAAGACGATTTAACCGGCAAAGATGTTGATACAGATATTCTTTTGGAAGAAATACAGTCGTTACAACTTGAAATTATTAATATTATTGGGAAGGAATTAATTAAATGAATCAAGACGATCTTAAGGAATACGCAGGAGACGACAGAATAATATCAGCCTTTGAATTTCTCGCGAATCAAAAAGAACAACCCCACACAACCCCTTATTGTTCACTTATTCCAAGACTTGACAATCTTATCGAAGGTTTCCAACCGGGGGAGCTTATCACGATCTCGGGACCAACCAAAAACGGGAAGACCTTACTTGGTCAGACTATAACAAAAAACTTTTATCATCAACAAATTATCTCCCTTTGGTTTTCCTTTGAGGTCCCAGCCAAGCAATTCATATCCCAATTTGGAAAGGACCTGCCCCTAATCTATATGCCTGCCATTCTTAAGGCCGCTTCTTTACCATGGCTTAAAGAACGTATCCTTGAGGCTAAGGCAAAGTATAATATCAAGGCAATCTTTATAGACCATCTTCATTTTCTATTCGACCTCATGGCTTCAAAGAATACCAGCCTCCAAATAGGTCAGGTTATCCGTACCCTTAAATCAATAGCCATAGAGCAGGAGCTTGTTATCTTCCTTATGGCTCATACTCAAAAAGGTGATGGCGATTCATACTCCCATATTCGAGATTCATCCTTTGTCTCTCAAGAATCAGATAGCGTTCTCTTGGTTAAGCGCAGCCCAAACACAAAGAAGAAAACAGAAGGATTTGTAATTGTTGAGTTTCACCGTAGAACCGGAGTATTAAGAGAGATAGTTCCTATAATAAAAATAGGTAATTTTTTTGAAGAGTTGAGCGCAGATCAACCGGATCAAGACTATCACGATAGATTTTAAGGAATGGGATAAGGCATTTCCGAGGGAAAATGGCTAAACACGCAGGCGGCAGACCGACAAAGTACAAAAAACGATATTGCCAGGATATTATTGACTGGTTTTCAGAAGAAGCAACCCGGGTAGGAAAGAAAACCTATACAACCAAATCTGGAACGGTCATTGAAGAAGAAATTGAGCTTGCCAATAAACTGCCACTTTTTGAACTATTCGCCCATTCGATAGGTGTAACCTGTGAGACTTTAGTTAATTGGTCAAAAGAACATCCTGAGTTTTTTACCGCATATTCCCACGCAAAGGAATTACAGAAGGCTTTTCTTATAGAAAATGGGACGAAGGGTCTTTACAACCCTCAATTTACCATATTTGTAGCCAAAAACGTGACCGATATGAGGGATAAGACCCAAATGGAGTTTCCAGACAAGGACGGCAAGCCTCAATCGATTGGACTGCTTGGTAACCAAGAAATGGCCACTCGTCTCATGTTTCTGGTTGAAACAATCAAAAGGCAGAAATTAATCGAGGGGCCAAAAGAGGAAGAAAATGATACATAGTAACACCTTAACCCTATTGAGAACGTTGATCCTGGTGGAAGTGTGGAGGCCGTTTTTGAGGTAAATATGCCAAAAAACCCAATAAATCTATTGTCTTCACTTTATCCCGAAGGATCCTCACTTCAAGATATTCAGTCTATTTTAAAGCAGGCCACGCCAACCCAACTTAAAGAACTCAACATCATACTCCAAAACTATATGCCCTCCTGGATTCCCAGGCCTGACCAGGCGTCGCTTTGGTTTTACCTCACAGGTGGAGGCCTGCGGGCCGTCGAGGTCGCTCACCGGCGCTGGGGGAAGGATGATGTCGCCCTTCACTTTACCTGCCAAGCCGCCCATGAGCGGGTGGGGAACTACTGGCACATGCTCCCAAAGTATGACCAGGCTCGAAAGGTTCTCTGGGAAGCCATTAACCCATGGACCGGGAAGCGCCGGATTGACGAGGTTTTCCCCTTGGAGATCCGGGCCAAGACCAAAGAACAGGAGATGTTGATTGAGTTTAAGTGTGGATCGATATGGCAGTTGATCGGTTCAGACAACTACAACACGGTCGTGGGGGCTCCGCCGATTGGGATTGTCTTCTCTGAATGGGCCATCGCTAACCCCTTGGCCTGGGCCTATCTGTCACCGATCCTTGAGGAGAATGGCGGGTGGGCCTTGTTTATCTATACGCCTCGCGGGACAAACCACGGCAAGACCATATTCGACCACGCCCAGGTTGCCCCGGGGTGGTTCGGGCAGATCATCACGGCCGACCAAACACCGGTCTTTACTCAAAAGCAACTGGCCACTATCCGGGCGGACCTCAATGCAATCTACGGCACGGACACCGGAGAGGCCCTTTATCAACAAGAGTATCAATGCTCCTGGCAGGGTGCAATCTTGGGAGCCTACTACGCTAAACAGATATTTGCGGCCCGCGAACAGGGCAGGATTACCGATGTGCCCTATCAGCCCGGCCATGAGGTTCATACCTTTTGGGATCTCGGGGTCGATGATTCCATGGCTATCTGGTTCGTTCAAACCGCCGGTCAGACCTTTAGGTTCATTGATTATTATGAAAATTCAGGGTATGGTCTCGAACATTACGCCCGGATCTTAAAAGAGAAATCCTATGTCTATGGTAATCATTTTATGCCCCACGATGCCGACATAAGGGAGCAGACCTCACCCGGGGAGATCGCCTTGAGCCGGAAGGAGGTCGCCGAAAACTTAGGGATCAAACCGATTATCGTTGTCCCGAGAGCGCAGAATATCGATATGATTATTCAGGTTCATATCCCGGCGGTCCGGAACCTCCTGGCTATTTCCTGGTTTGATAAGACCAAGTGCGCTGTTGGACTGAGCGCCCTGGAGGGATACGCCACAGAGTACGACGAGGAAAAGAAGAAGCTTGGTAACCGGCCAGCCCACTCGTGGCACTCTCACGGGGCCGATAGTATGAGAACCGGGGCCGTGGGGTTCGTTGAGCCGGTCAAGAAGAAAAAAAACTGGAGAGGGGAGGATCGAGGATCATGGATAAGCCATTAAGACGATGGAAAGAGCGCAGGGTGATGATGAAGGCCGCTCCTGTGGGCACACGACACTGGTTCAACCTAATGCGTTGGATAAAGGGAAAATACTATAAAAGACCTGATCATCCTCATTGGAAGCACGTCGAGGAGATTACAAGAGGTAAGGGATTATGACCTCCCTCCCTAACCGCCCCCACTTAAAAATCAAAGAGGTTGCTGCCTATTACGGCGTCTGCACCAAGACCATCCGAAGATGGGGTAAGGCCGGGGAATTGGAGATCTGGACGGTCGGAGGATCAAAGCGGGTGACCAGAGAATCGGTCGAGGTAAGAGATCAAATGGCCAGCATGCTCGCGAGGAAAGGATAATTTTATATGACAATGGCGGACAATGGCGGACATTCAATTAAAAAACTAATTGACTTTTATGTTTTGCCTTCTGTATCCTAAGAGGCAACATGAGTGATTCCGAAAAGGAAAAGATCATTGAAGTCCTTAAAATTTTAGAGAGGTTGAAGCGTGCACTCTTAGAATTAACCAAATAATCGCCTAAACCTCAATTTGTAAATCAGGACAAAGGCCCTTGCGAGAAATCGCTTGGGCCTTTTTTATTTTGGAGGGACCAGGATGGCACACCTTAACTATCTCGGAGGATTGCATAAGGAATTCGGCCACGTCAAGGTTATGGGCGATGAAGACGCCCACTATGAACCGGCCATTTACATCATCAACGAGACCGCCCCGAGGTTTAAGGACCAGTCTTTCATTATTCCCCTGTCGTGCATGTGGAAGTATTGCGAACCCTGGTGGACCATGAGCGCCGACGAGATGGACATGCAGGAGATGATTGAGACGACCAAGCAGGTTCTAACCGAAAAACATATTATTCTTGCCGGGTTTGGTGGTTTGATCACCCAAGAGAAAATGCACGACGTCAACGTCAAGCTGGCCGCCCTGGCCTTCTCCTACGCCCTAAACAAAAGCAATCATATCCTCCGTCAGACCGGCTTCAGCCTGGCTATCTGTATGCAGATGTTTGATATCGAACCAACTCCCCAGGCCGCAGCCCAGCTTCTTCTTTTTATCCAAGACGGGCTTGATCAACTCAAGAATATGCCGCTCCATATCCCCGAGAAAGAATGGGTGATCGGAGAGGCCAAGCTGTCTGATGGCGGTGTACCTATTGGCAAACAGCCCATGACCCTAAGCGAAAGCGATCTATATGCTGATTCGGACAACGGGACAAGGCACTAAAGACGACGGGTTAAACCCGACCATACTCCTGGCCCATGGTAACGAACTCGACGACCCGAAGTGGAAGAAGCGCCTTGACGCACTTATGACCTTTCGTCGGCAGGCCCGTATTGCCCAGGTGGATAACCGCCGGGAGATGGCCGTTGACGAAGATTTTTACGATAACATCCAATTAGACCCTGAAGATCTATCTGTCCTGCTTAAACGAAAACAACCCATCCTTACCTTCAACGTGATTAAAGACGTTATCAACTGGATCCTTGGGACCGAGAAGAAAGCCCGGATTGACTATGATATCAGACCCCGGAGGAAACAGGACGTATCCGAAGCCAAGGCCAAAACCAAACTCTTTAAGTATGATTCCGATATCAACCATGCAGGGTTTGCGAGGTCCGCCGCCTTTGCAGACTGTATTAAGGCCGGTGTCGGTTGGTTGGAGATTGGGGCTCGAAATCATCCAGATTCACCCATATACATCCGACCTGAGAAGTGGAGGAATGTTTGGTTTGACCATCTTTCGACCGACCTCATGCGCCGGGACGCCCGCTTTGTGATCCGCGAGAAGTGGATTGACCTTGATGTGGCCATGGAATTATTTCCCGATCGTGAAGATAAGCTCAAGATGATCGCGGAGAATGTCAATAGCCTTTACCCCTACCTGCCCGATGAATTCATTATTTCCGATGCCGCCGCTGAATTTGATACCGAGATTGACGGTATGTTCGGGTCAAGAAACGATTCCTTTAGGGAGCGGGTCAGGATAACCGAGTGTCAATATCGCATCCCCGGGAAGGTCCCGATTCTTCGGATGGTGGACGAGAAGACCCCCTTTGGATGCCTGGACGGGACGATTTACCGCAAAGGAACTCCCGACCACGACTATCTGGTCAGGGGTGGATACTTTGAGACTCAGGAATGTTTAACCATGGTGGTCAGATTCGCCCAGCACATTGGAAGTCTTTACCTTAAGGATTGTCTTTCTCCCTATAATCACTTTGAATTTTCCCTCGTTCCTATGTGGTGTTATGTCCGGCAGCGGGACAATATGCCCTATGGGGTTATCCGTGATATCAGGGACCCACAGATAGACCTCAATAAGCGCCGGTCAAGGTCCCTCTTCCTTTTGAGCGCCAACCAGATCAAGGCCGAGAAGGGCGCCGTGGACGATAAGCAGGAGGCCATCGACGAGGCTAACCGACCGGACGGGTATGTCGAATACAATAAGGGCACGATGCTTGAGATTGTCCGCAACCTTGACCTTGGGACCGCCCATCTTCAGATGGCCCAAGACGACGAGCGCTTCATAGGCCGGATTGCTGGATACACGGACCCCGAGTTGGCACAATCTAAAAAAGAACTTTCAGGAAAGGCCATAGGCCTGCTTCAAGGTAATACCCAAATAGCAGGCGGTGTTTATTGGGATAATTACTATTATAACTTCCAATTAGCTGGTGACATTTTATTGTCTGTCCAAGAACAGTTTTATGATCAACCGATGGAAATTCAGATAAGCGGAGACACCAGCAAGGAAGAGTTTGTCGGAATCAATCAGAGACAGGAGGACGGATCAATCCTTAACCCTATCACCAGGTCAAAGGGGCGCTTTATTGTCGGCAAACAGGATTACCGCGAATCTATCCGGATGGCCATGACCGAAACCCTCCTTGGCTTTATCACCAGCATATCCAAGACTTCTCCCCAGGTGGCCCTGGCCATGCTTGACCTGGCCGTGGAGCTCATGGACGACCTGCCCAATAAGGCCGAAATGGTGTCCAGGATCAGGAAGATCAATAAGCAGCACGCTCCCGAGGACGAAATGAAACCGGAAGAGAAACAGGCCTTCGAGGATGCGGTAAAGGCAGACCAGCAGAAACAGCAAATGATCGAGCAACTTCAATTCGCCATGGGTCAGGCCAAGCTTAAGGCCGAACAGGGAAAGGCCGACAGCGCCACCATGAAGGCCCTGAAAGATAAGGTTGATGCCTATGTCAAGGAGCTTGAAGGATTCTTGAAAGCCCTGGAAGTGGCCACGGCTATTCAGATTAATCCTCAGATCGTCGGGGCTGCTGACACGATCATCGCCGAATCAAAGGTTATCGCCGGAGGTAACGGGGATGCAAATAAGGCACAGCCCCAGGGTCAGCAAGGTCCACCGGCCGGACAAAGGCAACTAACCCAAGGTGGGCCAGCCCAATGAGTTACGTCCTTATAAACCAGGCAGGCAAGAAGTTAAAGATCGGCGAGAAGACCGCTTGGGGTTTCTTTGGAGCGACGAAAGACACTAAAAAGATCATGTGTCTGCCGGTGAGCAACGAGATAGACGCCTCAAGTGAGACGGTTTCCAATGTCTATGAGATAACACAGGTGTTTAAAAAGAAGAAGATCGCTGGTACCTGCGTGATCCGTATGGGTGGAATCGGTGATTTGATTATGGTGGCTTCAGGAATAAGGCAGATGGACGGCCCGGTGACAATGGCCACCCTGCCCGAGAACGTGCCCTTTATGAAGTCCATGAATGTTGGCCGGGTGATTTCGATTGAAGACCTCGGAAGATATAACTTCGATAAGGTTATTGACCTGCGCTTCGCCGTAGAACCAAAGAAACTTGGAGCAACCTGTAAGGGAACGTGGGCGGATTATACCCTTGACGATCGCTCAGATGCCTTTGATAAATTACTCGGTGTCTATCCGGGAAAGAAAGACTTCCATGTACCGGTTAAAAAGAGCGCTGTTTCAAAGATGAAGAAAATTGCTGATCAGGACTTTATTGCGATCAATGCTTCGATAGGCGCCGCCGCAAGATCGATTCATCCCAAATATATCGGGCCGCTTTGTAAATTAATTAATAAACAGAGAGGCTTTCCGGTGGTCTTGTTCGGGATTTCTCAACCATGGAATCAAGAGCTTAAGGAAATCAAGAGGCCCGGCGTTACGAACATGATTGACCAGACGAACCTGGATGAAATGATAGCCCTCTGCTCCCTGGCAAGTTTGGTCATAACTCCAGATACCGGGTCCCTTCATGTGGCCGCTGCGCTCGGTAAGCCGACGCTGGCCCTATTCGGGAATATTAATCCCAGGACCAGGGTCTCTTACTACCCGACCGTGAAGTCTCTATATCCCCAGGGTGAACTCCCCTGTATCCCATGTTGGGACCTCCATCCGTGTTCTGTGGAGCCTAAGCAGGGAGTTAGGTGTATGCGCTTACTTCATCCTACAAGAATCATAGAAGCTGTAAGGGAAATGTTATGAATCCAAAATGTTTAGCTTGTGGGAAAGAAATAGAGATTAGACCATATCGAATAAGCCGGTCCTTACCTCCCCCAAAGTACTGTGTTGGACATAATATGATAGGTAAAAAGTGGGGAGAAAATGACACAGAACGGGTTGAGAAGTATAAAAAAAGGATGACCAATAAATCTAATCCGTTGTTAAATATCGTCGCCGTCATGGTCGTAAAGGATGATGCCTTTTATGTGGACATGGCTATCAAGAGCGTACTGCCCTACGTTAAAGCTGTTTATATCCAGGACCAGATGTCAAGGGACGGAACCTATGAGGAGATTCTAAAATTACAGCAATATGAAGAACAAGGCCAAAAGATTTTTGTTGATCGGATAGATACCGGTAACAAGGAAAGATTCGAGCCGGACTATAATGAACCTATGTGGAGAACCTTTGCCTTAAAGAGAGCGGAGGCGGTCTTTGACCCAGAGTGGATACTCAAAATCGATGCCGACGATTGCTTCACGCCGTACTTCTTTGAGCGCCTCA